CCAGCAAAAGATATATCATATTTTAGGAATGATAAAGAGAAATATCCTAATAATTATGATGATAGCTATTTATATAGTAGAGCTACATTTATAATATGTCCAACGCATTTATGTAAACAATGGAGAAGAGAAATAGAAAATAATATATCAAATATAGATTCAATTAAAATAATATCATTACTTACAAAAAGAGAGCATGATAAATATTGTTATCAAGATTATTTGGATGCAGACTTTGTTATAGTTACATTTTCATTTTTAGCTAATAAATCTTATACTATGAGATGGACATCTCGTATTAGTAGTAGAAACAACTATCATACTTATAAATGGTCAAATGAAGAAAGAAAAAATGTAAAACTACTATTTAAGAATGATGGAACTGATTTAATAAATAATGGATTGACATCTTTAAGAGAGAGAAATATAATGATGCATAATATACATTGGCATAGGATAATAGTTGATGAATTTCATGAAGGGTATACAGGTAAAAAAGGAAATACTCATATTCCTAACTTACTACCATTATTCAAATCAACTTATAGATGGTTAGTATCAGCAACACCATTTATAGCCGACATTGGACATATAGTTAGCTTTATGACTAACTATACCAATAAAGACTATGATAATATATTTATAGATGATGATATAATTGATTATATATCCAATAATTGCTTTAGAAAAAATACAGAAGAATCTGTAAAGAATATAGAAGGCTTTAGTTTACCTCCTATAGAAGAACATGTTAAATGGTTAAAATTTACACCAACAGAGAGAATGATGTACAATGCTCACTTGGCCGATCCAAATAATAATAAATTTGGAAAATATTTAAGGCAATTATGTTGCCATCCACAATTAGCAGATGAAACAAAACATGCATTGTTGAATTGTAAGTCATTGGAAGATATTGATAAGATGATGGTAAAACATTACAAAGATGAAGAAGAAAAAGCAAAACAAAATGTAAATAAGATTAAGGATAGAATTTTACGAACAAAAAAGAAAATAGTAATGTTGTTAGAAGATACATTTAGAGATTATAATTATAAAAAACATATATTAGCAACATATGATATAGATATAGATAATCCGATATATTATGAAAATACTGATGAGATAAATGTAAATACTGATGTATCAGGTTACTCATCTATATTAAAAAGATATGATGAATCTCTTCAAAAAGCATATATCAAACTTACTGAGGCAGAAAATATATTAGAAGGAAAATCTACAACGTACAAATTTTTTACAAATGTTATGGATAGATTAAAAAAAACAGTTAATAAAGATCATAAAAATGAATTAGTTATAGAAGTTCCAGATAATTGTGAAAATATATTAGATTATTATGCAGATTTATCTGATGATGAGTTTAGTGATGATGAGGATGATGATATTGAAACATGTGGTATATGTCTAGAAGATATACCAGAAAACAGTACAGGAGTAACAAAATGTGGACATTTATTTTGTTATCAGTGTGCAATATTATCACTAAATAAGAATGGGTCATGCCCATATTGTAAGCAAAAACTAACTAAACAAGATGTATTTTTAGTTAGTTGTGAGTGGAAAAAGAAAACAAATGAGACAAATAAAGATATTGAATTTAATGAAATAGTAAATAAAGTAGGAACAAAAATGGCACACTTAATACAATTTATTAGAAATACAGATAAACATAGTATTATATTTTCTCAATGGGATGATCTGTTAAAACGTGTTGGTTTAATATTGACAGAATATGGTATAAATAATGTATTTTGTAAAGGAAATTGTCATCAAAGGGATAAGGCTATAAGAGATTTTAATAATATTCAAAAAGATAGCAAGAAAGATATTAAAGTAATTATGTTATCCTCTGAAAAGTCAGCAGCAGGAACAAATTTAACAAAGGCACAGAATATAATATTTTTAGATCCAATATATGGTAGTTATAAATATAGAACTGAACAAGAGAAACAGGCTATAGGTAGAGCTCATAGAATGGGACAAAATAATACTGTTAATGTTATACGATTTATTATTCTGGATACAGTTGAAGAAGAGATATATAACATCAATTTACAACAAACCAAAAAAGATAATGACAATTAATTTATTATTCTGAATACAGGTGAAGAAGAGATATATAACATCAATTTACAACAAACCAAAGAAGATAATGACAAATAATTTATTTAAAGGTGCGTTTAAATAAATATGGATATATTAATGAGTAAAGATACAACCTCTGTATCAAGTGACGAAACTAGCACATCGAGCACAAAAACTACAGAATCTAGTATAATAGACCCATATGATAATGTTGAAAAATTACACTTTACAAGCAGAGAAACATTGTATTATAAGACTATAGATAAATATATTAAAAAATTAGATGTTAATAGTGTACAAAAAATGGCTGATATTATCGACTGCAAATCAAAAATCTCTCTAAGATTATTGGATTGGTTTGTAACTAATTATGCGAATAAATATAAAACTAGATATAAAATAGATTTATATGGTGATACTATAGATTTTACAGTACATATAGGATATAAGGCTCAACTAAAATCTTACAGAAAGAGATATTTTGATCCATTTAGAAGAAGAGAAAAAAAATTTTATTATTACTACTATAATCAAGAGGGTATTAAAAATAGATTTTATACGACTATTTGTCAGCTAAATTTTTTTAGGTGGATATTTGAGTATAATATTTTAAATTATGTTGAACAATATTATGATACTATCAAAAAAGAAATGATTAAATCAAATAAAGAGGTTAAAAAGGCTAAATTAAATAAAAATAAGAAGAAAATCGAAATAGAAAATAAAACAAAAATAAATAGCCCACATATAATTTCAGTCAACAGTAATGAATTATCTCCAATAGTGATATCTTTCGATTAATATATAATATGTTTAATTTATACATATAATAACATAGGTAAAATATATACATTTGTTATTATACGATGATGAATAATAATCTTATGAATAATTACAATATGTACAAGATACAACAAGCAAATACATATAATAATAGACTTATTAATAACTCTACATTTTATAATCAACATGATTATATGAGAAAAGAAGATATTGCTAGAAGAAGAAGGCAAGAAGAGATACAAAGAACAAAAGAAATTCAAGAATTAAATGAATTGGAAAGATCTATAAATCCTGACAAAATGAGGGATATTATATTACCATCTATAAAACTTGATAAAAATAATATTAACAAAAAAGATGCAGGAAAAAATGTGAAAAATATAGAAAAGGAATATAAAAATAAAAAGGTCGAGTATTGGAAAGGTAGAACTAATCAACCATATAAAAATATAATAAAAGACATAGACCCTAACAAAAAATATAAGTCAAAAGATGATATGATAGTTCATAAAGTTACAGATGCAGATAAAGAAGGGGTTGAGGATGAATTTATTAAATTACAAGAAAAAATTGAAAAACATGATGGTAAACTGAAAAAAGAATACTCAACAAGCAAAGAGGCAGAACATAAAAAAAAATTTGAGTATGCGAATAAATATAAATATAGAATAAAATATGCACCATCTGAACATAATAAGATGAAGATAGATAAAATAACAAGATTAAAAAATGAACAAAAAAGAATTCAAAAAGGAAAACAACAAGTAATAGATATATTAGAAGAATTTAATGATATAGATAACCAAACCAAATCTATTTTAGATTCACCTATCAAACCATCAATCAAACCATCAATCAAGCCACAAATCAAGCCATCAATCAAACCATCAATCAAGCCACAAATCAAGCCACAAATCAAGCCACAAATCAAGCCACAAATCAAGCCACAAATTAAACCTAAATTAACAACAAAAAATAATAATGTATCGGGTTTATCTGGTAACAATGGTAAAACTAATGTATTTAATATAAGAAAAAGTAAATATAAAAAAACAGGCACAAGTGGAAGAAAGCAAGGTTAAAATCACATTCATAAAAAATAGTATTAATATATAGTTTATGGATAATGTACTAAATTGTTTAAATATCGAAGTAGATATTGATTCAGATAGTGACAATTTTAGTGATATAGATGAATATTTTTGTATAAAAAGTGAAAATATAGAGGATAATGATATTATTAAAGAGAAAGAATATATAGTAGGTATTGATTTAGGAACTTCAAATAGTTGTATATCTGTATGGAGAAATAATAATCTAGAAATTATACCTGATAAATATGGAAATAAAACTATACCAAGTGTAGTATCATTTACAAATTGTAATAGATATATAGGGAAAGATGCTAAAAATCAACAAGATATTAATAGTGGAAATGTTGTATATGAGGTTAAGAGATTAATGGGGAAAAAAATAGATGATACTGATGTACAAAAAGATATCCCATTTTTATCATATTATGTTACAGAAAATGATAATCAGATAGTTATAGGTATAAATGGGAAGCAAAAATTATATACTCCAGAAGAGATATCAGCTATGATATTAAGCAGACTAAAAATAATGGCTGAAGATTATTTAAAACAATCTATAACAAAGGCAGTAATTACAGTACCTGCTTATTTTAATGATGGGCAAAGGCAAGCTACAGTTGATGCTGCAACTATAGCTGGACTTGAATGTATTCGAATTATTAATGAACCCACTGCTGCAGCATTACCATATGGATATGAGAAAATGTCATTGCAATCTGATACAGATATAAATATTATAGTATATGATTTTGGAGGAGGTACTTTAGATGTATCATTACTTAGTATAGCAGATGGTATATTTGAAGTAATAGGATCAACTGGAAATTCACATTTAGGAGGAGTAGATTTTGATAATAGATTATTCTCATATTGCAAATCTTTCTTTAAAAATAAATACAATATAGATAAATTAGATAATATATTAGTATTATCATTACAAAAATTAAAAAAAGAATGTGAAAGAGCAAAAAAAAAATTATCAACAACAGGCAAAGCTGTAATAGCTGTAAAAGATTTTTACGATAATAAGAATCTAGTAGTTCCTATAACACGTAACAAATTAGAAGAGATATGTAATGATTATATTACTTTATGTATGAAATATATTGATGATATATTAGAAATGTGTGATATGGATATTGATGATATTGATGATATAATATTGGTTGGAGGAGCTACTAGAATGCCTATAATTAGAGAAAATATTAAAAAATATTTTAAGGGAAAAGAACCAAATTGCACTATAAATCCAGATGAAATAGTTGCAGCAGGTGCTGCAATGCAAGGATCTATATTATCTAATAATCAGGACCCATTTAGTGAAAAAGTAGTCCTTGTTGATATAATACCATTATCATTAGGTGTTGAAACGATTGGTGGTGTAATGAATATATTAATCCCTAGAAATAGTACTATACCGATTAAAAAGAAAAGAAAATATACAACATATACAGATTATGAAACTGATATAACTATAAAAGTATTTGAAGGAGAACGGAAGATGACAAAGGATAATTTTTTAGTAGGAGAATTTGAATTAACTGGGTTAGAGCCAGCACCAAGAGGTATACCTGAAATAGAAATAACATTTAGTGTTGATGTAAACGGTATAATAAGTGTTACTGCTGAAGATATCAAAAATAATCAAAATAAAAACTCTATAGTCATTACTGGAAATAAAAGTAGATTATCAAAAGAAAAAATAGAAAGTCTAGTAAAAGAAGCACAAGATATGGAATTACAGGATAAATTAGAAAGAGAAAGGAAAAATTCTTTCTATGAAATAGATAATCTATGTGATATAATAAAAACAAATGTAAATAATGAAGAATTTAAGTTAACACAAAAAGATAAAGAAATTATATTAACTGATATAAATGAAGTATTAACATGGTTAGAAGAAATGCATTATAATGAGAGAGATCAAAAAGACTACGATAAAATTATAGAAAGAATAAAAAGAAAATATCCGACATTAATTTTAAAGATTAATATAAATAGTGATATAATAGGTATATCAGAAAGTAAAGAAAATGGAACAATTATATTCGGAGAGGATGAAAATACTTTATTTGAAGAATTAGAAAATGATGAGTATGGTTTTGATAAAGATACTAATAATTCTGAAAAAAATGAAATAAAACAATTAAAAAAAGAATTAATTGATATGTGCTATTCTATATATAATATAATTAATGATTCTTGTTTTATTATAGATAAAAAAGATTTCGATAAAATACAAAATATTATAAATGATACATTATTATGGGTATTTTCAAGAGAAAAAGTAATCAAAACAGAATATGTACAACGAATAAATGAATTAAATAGTAAATGTAATGAAATCGTAAAGGATAATTCATCTAGTTATATATATACAAAAAGGGAAGAATTAGAACAATTATGTTATATATTATTGGCTGATATAGAATATGGAACTATATCATTAGATAAGGAAAATGAGGAATTATTAGTTAAAAAGATAAATGATACTTTGCAAGAGATTACAAGTATCAAAGTAAATAAAAGAAGAGCAGAAATTAGTGGGGATATATTTGATATAGATGATAGTATATATAGTGATAAAATAAATGAAATAAATACATTATGTAATAATTTAAACGATACTAGACATACTATAGATCACAAAGATAATATAATTACAAATTATATAGATAAAAAAGATAATGACATATATCACGGAACCAGTATAAGTGAATTAAGAACTCAAAATACATGAACACATATTTAACCGATTATATTTACTACATACCACATTACGACAATATTTATTATGTTGCATTAAATAATATTTGTACAGATTTTTTCCTATACAAGTATTTCTTCTTAGAGCACACTTCCTTATATTATTTATATAAGAAATTGAAGTGGTATAGTCAACTTTAATATACTTTATTAAAAATGCGGCTACTATACTGGCTGAGCGATGATGTCCTCTTTTACAATGAACAAGTATACCATAATTATTTACAAGTACTTCTTTTATAAAGTCACTAGTTTTATTAAATATTCCTGTAAAATCAATATTTTCATTACACAACTCATCATCGCTAATAGGTATATTTATGTATATAATATCTGGATATTCTCTATAAACAGTTTTTGTGAGTCGGATAACATATCTTATATTATTCTTTTTCAAAAATCTTATATCAAGTGATGATTGGTAGTTACCAAGCCATAAATTAGGTAATATTTCATCAACATTATTTTCTTTGTATGTACAAATATCATTTTTCATATAAATATTATTTAGACAAGTTTTTTGTTATATTTTTAAAATTTAATATTGATTTATTTATAATTTCTTTATAATATTCTAAATCTTTTGTATTTTTTGTAAAAGATTTTTCAATCTGTAAATCAACATTATCTAATTCTTTGTTTATTTTTTTGATATTATTTAATACAGCATATTCTTTGTCTATATTTTTGTTCATTATATAATGTTTATACATAATTTTATGTATATTACATATCATATATAGCACTATGATCAGATGTTGATGTGGGAGGTATTGATGATAGAGATACAGATACAACCGGAGATGGATCACTCTCAGATACCATATCTGATGTATCTGATAAATTATCTCTCGTGCCACCTATCTGTGTTATTACATTATTTATAAGATTTTTATTTTTTTCTATATTATTTTTATCCTCTAATAAAAACATATATTTGTCCAATTTTTTACCAATCAGTTCTCTTAATTTTTTACTAGTTTCAATATTCTTGCTAATCTTGATATTTTTATCTAATATTAATTTTATCTGCATTTCAGTATATTGAGATAATTTATACATTAATTTTGTAGAATATACTATCATATTTTGTTTTAGTTTTTGTGTTTTTGTACTATTATCTATTATTAATTCACTTACATGTGATATTAGTCTTAGCGTATATTCTATCATTCTTATAAGAAATTTATAAAAAGAATTTCTTATTTTATCAGCATTTTTTCGATTAACATATTTTAATTCATTATACAAATCATTCCTCTCAAATGATAATATATTATCATTTAATTTTATTAATGTACCTAAATCTCCCATAAATGGAGACATTGTATAATCTTTTAATATAATACTATATGAATTTTCCGGTATTTCACCTATTAGTCTTTTTATTAATGGATAGTTACTATCTGTAATATTTTGTAAAAATTGGTTATCCTTATTAAAGATATGAGTAAAATATTTAATAATTTCGGCAGCCTTGATACATCCTAAAAATTTACCTTCTTCATTTATACTAAAACAATTATCTATATAACTAACTTGAAAATTGTATAACTCATCTTTTTTAATTTCAATATTCGAATTTATATTATTACTGATATTATTGTTTGTATTATCATTTATATTATTACTGATATTATTGTCCGCACTACCACCTATATTATACATTTCTTCTACATTTGGGACTATATCTATCTTACTATTATCTTCTTTTAATGCACTACTTTGAAGAGAGCTTGTCTTATTTGTGCTATTTGTATTATTTAGGTTAAGCATCAATATATATATATAGTGAAAAATAAAATCTACAATATATTATATAAGGTATATGTTTTTTAATAATCAAAATATATTAATAGCAGTAGTATTAGTTATCGTATCTCTTAAATTATTCTTTGATCATAGAAAAGCAGATTATGCAGGAGTATATAAACCATATAGTGATTATAAAAATATATCTGCTTTAAAGCACGATATGTTTAAAGCATTTTTTCTAGAATTATTTCCTATTATCGTATATGGTTTAGCAGTTAATGAAAAATTATTTGATTCTAATAATTTTCTTGGAAGTTGGGTAGGAAAAACAGTTGTTATATTAGCTGGATATCTCGTATACTATGAATTAATACAACCACATATAGTTAATAAGATTAAATCTTTTTAAGGATATAAAATATTATAATTTACAAAATAAAGTAAATTATAATATTACATTATTAATTAAGATGATGTTAAAACTGGTGGATTTACTGTAGATTTTTTATCTTTCATTACTTTATTATTATATTTGTATGTAATTATTTTTTCATCTTCTTTGTCTTTATTAATAGTTACTTTCATCGGATTTTCTAATATAACACGTGTACCTACATAATCATATGTTTTTCCATTACTTCCACGTGTACATTCTTTAATAGTAAATGATATTTCAATATCAATAATTGGTTCCCCATTATCAACCAAATATTTAATTACAGATGTAAATGCTTTATTTGCTGCTTGTTTTGGCTTACTTCCGGAAAATCTTCCACGAGTAGTCCCAGTAACCTTATCATATATTTTAAAATATCTACATACTTTACCTTCAGCAGTTTTAACTTTATCTTCAGCAGTTTTAACTTTATCTTCAGTAGTTTTAACTTTATCTTCAGTAGTTTTAACTTTATCTTCAGCAGTTTTAACTTTTGTTCTTGATTTTGTTCCTGATTTTGTTCCTGATTTTTTTGTAACTTTTGTTGATTTTTTAGTTGTTTTTTTTGCTGATTTTTTTGTATTGTTAACAGATGGTTCTACATCAACTACTGCTTCTTTAGCTGATTTTTTTGTCTTTTTATTGGGTAATTCTGCATCAACTTGTGGTTCTGCATTAACTTCTGTATTATTTACTTCTTTTTCATTAGTTTTTCTAGTTGATTGCTTTTTTGCTTTATTTGTAGATTTTTTTGGTCCTACTTTTTTAACTGTCTTTGCTGTCTTAGTTGTTTTTGATGATTTTGCTGGCATATTATATATCAAAATTGTATATTATTTTTTTAAGAAAAAAAACACACCAAATTAACATTTTAACAAAAAATTTTATATATATTTAACAATTATTTATAGTAAGAATATAATATATATCTGAGAGTTGGTCT